ATGATGATAAATGTGACGTAATTGTCGTAAAGTCGAAATACCTTTCAATTCATGTTTGGTTGTTGTGTTGTTGGTATCCATGTGTACGTAGAGTCAACAACATCGTCCTCACCCTTGAATGAAAGTATTATTGCAACATCTTTTCGTGCTCGAATATCATCATCAAACACAAATACACAAAAAAACACATCATCATCGTCATTTATATTAAAATGTTTTGAATTCGTGGGTAATTTTCGTTTTAATGAGATGAGCAACGATGATGAAAGCAAATTGAATAAACATACATACCCTCATAAGCATATGTTCCCACACTTTTTTAAATCAAATCCACCTAAATTACCAAAAGCAGTATTCGCATTCTGCATCTGCGGATTACCACTAGCACTAGCCGCACCAGCCATGGGACTCGACGCCCCACCTTGACCAACAGCCAACAAAGGATTAACACCAGCAGCCTTATTATCCGCCATACGACGCTGCATCGCAGTATTAGACATCTGCGTTTCCCAATCACGATTCAACTGAGCTTGAGCGGAATTAAACTGATTATTCATCTGCGCAATATCCATATTCATCTGGTTCGCGCCAGACTGCCCCGACTGAGACATAGAATCACCAATCAAGGACCCCGCAGCACCAATCAAAGCACCTATCCACGCCATTTGGAAACCCTCCTTGCGTCTTCCTGCATCATAATATCCGCAATGCGCGAAGCAAGATCCACTTCAAAAATCAATAAATCCTTGCTCACCCGATGATCAAAATTCTTAGGGTGACATCGCAACGCGCACACACCAGCAAAATACATCCGCCAAACAGCTAAATTATCCATTAGAAATGATCCACAAGACCCGGAACACCATTCATCGGCAACGGCCTAGCAGCAATCTCCTTAAAGAAAAAATCACACAAAAGCTGCTGACCATTAGCAGCAGCACCAGCAGCCAAATTACGCTGCAACGTAGCCCTCAAATCATCATTCATAAAAATACCGTTCAAAGCAGGCAAAGACGTAAAATTCTGAGCCAAATGCCACGCATCAAGAGGAGTAGCAGCAGTAGACCTGAAATAAGACGACGTAATAGAAGGATTATAACGGTACTCATCCCACCGCGGAATATAACCAAAGGTCAATGCATCATTAGCGCTACCGTCCGAATAAATCTCATAATTAAAAATCGATTGCTCACCCAAATGAGCGAACACCGGATAATAATAGTCATACCGAGTCAAACGCTTCCAAAACCTCCGAATACCATTCTGATAAATCTTATCATTACGAACGCAAGCCAAACCAATCACGTGACCGTGCTCAGTAAAAGAGCCCTTATAACCTACGCGGCCTTGGGCCATACCAGCAGCACTAATAGTACCCAGTGGAGAAGAACCACCAGTAAGACCAGTCTGGGCGGTCTGCGGAACGGGAGCGAAATTAACGGGAATCTTACCACCTCCCAAATACTCAGGGCGCATAAGACGATAATCGGGAGAACGAACTCCAAAGTGCTGCAAAATACTCTCAACATAACGAGTTCCCCCACGCGCATCCTTCTCCAGAAGACGCTGAGTCTGAAAAGCCAAACGAATAGAATTGATAGTAGAAGCCGTCGCAGCGGACAAATCCGCATATAAGTTAGAAGGATAAATCGCGGAGAAAGCACCAGTAGGAGCTGGAACAGTATTAACACCAGTGGTCTGCGAATTATTCGCCAAAAAAGCCGGCGTAGCCGGAGCGCCACCAGTCGAAGCCAAATTAATCGTCATACCAAGCTGCGTACCAGTAACCAACGCACCACCAGCGGTCTTAACCGGAGCCACAGTGCCTAACGGCAAAGTAACAGCAACACCACCCTTCTGCGTCCAAGGCAGCGCCGCAGTAAAATAATCATGCCGCTTATTAACCGGAAACAACGAATAATTCGCACTAGGATCAGGCCCATCATCACTTTGACACATCCATTTAGCACCGGCGGCCAACGATCCCGCAGTACCCGTCTTCATCGCATTATTTAAATTCTGATCGCGAAACCACTCCTGATAAATCAAATTATAACCACGAAACGGCAACGCAGAAACAGAGATCTGATTACCTGCCCCCGTCTGACCGACCGTAGGCAAACCAAAATAATCATAAATGGAGTTACGAGCAAAACCAGAAACGGGAGAAACAATCTGCGGAACACTGTAGGTAATCGAGTCCGCGGGCGAATTCTGCTCACCCATAAAATTAGGCCAATGCACCCAAACCAAACGATTCGGAACGAAGAAAAAGAAAAACTCCATCTGCAAATTATCCAAAATGGGGAACAACGGAGTCGCTAACCTACAAAACACACCCGCCTGCACATTAAACGTATCCCCCGGCATGACTTCCTGCACATACACCGGATATAACTGAGACGCCCCAATAGTCGTCTTATGAGTAGATTCCATCATAAACTTCGAGCGTGGAACATCGCTTTTCGGTATCATCGAAAACGCGTGCACATCGACACGCGGTGACCTTAAAGTGCTACCATAACCTTGCATAAATTCTCCATTAAGCGGTGGCGCCGGGAACGATTTTCAATCGTTCGCCGGGCCAGCGCAATAGTTAGGAAACCTTCACAATCACATTACTTCCCTCAGCAACTAAACTCTTAAAACTCCTTATATCTCCACTATCTGTATCAAACTCTCCTAAACAATAAAAAACAAAATCTTCACAATGTTCATTCAAAATATTACCTTTCTCAACTCTATTAACTTCATCACTAAAACTTCTCAATGCCTGTCCTTGTGACGGCACACACTGCGGATTACTAAAACTCTCCGCCTTCTTATCATATACACTAAATAAAAACTGTTTCATAAATATCGCTCCTTTAGCTTATTACGCGCAATAGCACACGCTTCACGCACTCTAAGTCTATCAGGAGTACACTCCTTTGCAAAGTCCTCTAAATGCAATAAACGCTCATTCTTTTTCTGAGCCATCAATCCTAACTCCATATCCATCAATAAATTATCATAATACCTCGGGGCTCGCACTACCACACCGCCGGGTAAAACGCAACCATCGCGAGGCCCATATACCTCACGCCAATACTTCGCAAACCAATTAGCCCCTATTCCGGGCTTAAGCGACATCTTCGCAAACTCGGGAGTCAGGCTATAAATCTCACCGGACTCCCAATCGCATCGCTCATATCTCTTAATCGCCAAAGGCCCTGTCGCCTTCTTCAAACAATATCCGGCCACGTAGGCGGCGGAATCGTATTCCACCGTACCAATCGACGAAAAACCGAAGGGCCAAAGCCTCTCCAACTCAGGAGAGCGGAAGAGCCTGTGCCGCACAGGGGACAAGTCATGGAATGCAGCGCCGAATACCATGCAATGGTAATGCGCTCTCCAAGTGTCGCCGTACTCCCCGCAGGCAAAAAAACGAATACCAGAGTCCTTCTCACGTCTGCGTCCGAAATGAGCGCGCAAACGCTTAATAAAAGGCTGAAACTGGCTAACGTAATCCAAACTACGTGGAACATGCTTATCCTCATATGTTAACGTCAGAAAACAGTTCTCGCTGTGCATCTTCGCTTCGTGGATACACCTTAACGCCCAACTTCGCTGTCTCGCTTGGCGACAACCAACGCATCTCCCGCACGGAATCTGAAACATTCCCATGCCTAACTTCTGCATCTGCACTCGACCGTATTCGTCTCGCAAGGCGTCCTGCGGATGAAAACAGGCCACAACATCTACACCTAATCACAAGCGCCAGCCGCCGCGACGCGGTGGCGGAGCCATATTACGCGGATGCGTCTTACTAACATTATGCCTAAAATTACGTGCGCTACCGCGCTTATTCGTATGAAACCTTCTGCTATGCATAAGTCCTCCAAAAAAAAGGGGCCGACAAATCGCCGGCCCCATCATGCACCATTGCTTACTAGATATCAATGGTGCTAGGTGACACTATTCACCTAGCCAACTAACCACTAAACCACAGCCTTTGGAGCGTTGTCTAGCGTCTTCTTAGCTGCCTGCAACTGAGCTTCCGTTAGTAACACTTGCGCCTGCTGGCGCGTTCGCGTTGCCTCCAGACGCTTGACCAGCGCCTCCAACGACTCCCTGATTGTCAGCATTAACATTCTCCTTAAACAAACCGAGCTTGACTCCTTCCGGCTTGTTAGCCGGATTCGAAACAAATTCTAACAACATCTGCGGATCATTGTCAAACCGCGCTCTAATCTTCGGATCTAAAAGCAAAAATCTATCTTCTGCCTCATGTATGGCATGTAATGCACTTTGGTAATCACTAATACCTGTAAAATCACCATATTCCGGCAACCTATCAGCCACCGGCATCTGTCCTGTCACGCCAAATCGTCGTAACATCACATTAATATCAGCATCTTCTGCCATAGATTGTACTGTCATCGACAAACCCGGCCCATCAGGAATAGCAGCGGCAGCCGCCTCGTCCGAAGCCGCCTTAACCTCATAATCAAAATGCTTACGAAACTTCATACTAACGACCTCCGGGACTAAACATATGCATTAACAACTGCAAACCCATTTTAATCATAGATTGAGAACCACCAGTACCCATAGCACCAATATTCCGATAAAACTGAGCATCCGCTTGAGCCTGGGGCTCCTTAGACTGAGCCAAAACATTAGAAATCTGCTGAAACTTCAACTGAGCATCCGCCATAGCCTTAGATACCGAGGCACTCGACTGCGCCGAAGTAACCTGAGCGCTCAACAAATCAGCAGTCTGACCTAGATTCTTAGTCAACTGAGC